AGCGCCAGGGTGGTCTTCCCCATACCTGGGCGCGCGGCCAGCAGATAGAGCCCGCTGTTGATCAGCCCACCGCCCAGTAGGCTGTCCAAGGCCATGTAGCCGGTGCAGACGTATGCCTTGCCGTCCCCGCTTTCCACCGCCTCCCGTTGACGGTAGAAGGCGGTCAGGATGTCCGTCGGGGTGGCCAGCCTCCCAGCGCTGCCCTGACGCTCCAGCTTGTCCAGCGTCTGGCGGGCCTGGGCCAGCGCCTCCGCCACCGGCGTCCGGTTGGTCACCCGGCTATGTACGGTCTCGGCCAGCTCCATCAGGCCGGAGCGGAGAACATCTTCCCGGACGATGCGGACGTGCTCCTCCACGTTGGCCGCCGTAGCAGCCAGCTCCATCAAGCCGAAGAGATACTCCCGGGATACTGGCGCGCCCATCTTGGCAGTCTGATCAAGGACAGTTACTGGGTCGACAGAGCCGCCCGCCCGCTCCAGGGACAGCACGGCTTCATAGACGGCCCGGTCAGAGGCCAAGCGGAAGTCGGCGGGCCGCAGTGACCGCTCTACTGTGGGCAGGCAGGCGGGGGACAGCAGGATGGAGCCCAGCACACTCTGCTCCGCCGCCGGATCCCAGGTCAGATCAGCCGGATTCATCTGGCACCAGCACCTCCTCTCCGTCAACGATCGCCATGTGCCAGCCCGTCATCTGCTGGGCTGCCGGCCGGCCCTGCGCCCTGGGTCTGGGTGGCTCGTCCGTCCACCGCTGGTTGCGCAGGTAACGGCAGGCGTAGGGTACCGGCCAATCCGGTTCCTTGGTCTGCCACAGCAGCGCCCGTGCAATGGCGTCGATCAGCTCGTCCCCTGGCTTAAGCCTGTCCCATTCTCGGACGGCACTCACCCGGTCTTCATGCCGGGGGTAGTACGCCCAGAACTTTTCAAACCGCTCCGGCTTCCAGGCAGGGACGCTCTTTGCCTTTTTCTTTTTGGGCGGTCCCCCTTGGGGGACTATAGGGGGTATATGATCAGATCTTGTATTGATCTCTCCGACATTTTTGTCAGGAGGGGTGGTGACAATTTTGTCAGGAGGGGTCCCGACATTTTTGTCGGGAGGGGGTGCCCCCGCCCCCTCAGTGTTGTAGATGGCATAAATCCGCCGCTCCAGGACCTCCTGCGTGGCCGTGTCCCGTACCACGTCAACCCGCAGATAGCCGCGGTCCACCAGCGTGGACAGCAGGCGGGTCACGCTGCGCTCAGACAGGCCGAAGAGGTCGGAAAAGTAGCTGTTCTGTGCGTAGCAGTATCCCAGCTTGTCCGACAGGGCAGTCACCTCGCCATACAGCAGCTTGGCGTTTGGCGGTAGCTCCTTATCGTACCGCACTGAGGCGGGGATCAGAGCCCAAAACCCCGGCTGTTCGTTTCCCTGGTTCATTCGGCGCACCACCCCCTTGTGCAACTCAAAATTGTGTGCTATAATACAGGTGTCTTCACGTTAGGCCCTGGTCGCTGTGTCCGAGCGACTGGGGCCTTTTTTTGCCCTCTGTAGGGCATCCATGGCCTTACGGTAGCGGTCAGCCTGTCCCCCGCAAAACGCCGCCAGATTATCCGCCGCCCGGCGCTGTTCCGATGCCCCCAAGGACTCGGCGATATTGGCCCAGTCCTTGGCATCTCGCATCTTGCTGTCCTCTGCCACGATCAGCGCCGACTCCAGCGCCGACACGGTCTCATAATCCAGCTCCATCAGCATGATGCTGCCTCCTTCTGTTTCCGCAGGCGCTCCAGTACGGCCCGCCTGCGCCGGGCGAGACGCCTATGGCGGTACTGTTCCCGGTCCAACCGGGCCAGCTTGGCCCCGTAGGCCGGGTCCCCTGTCCGGGCGCAAAACTGGTGCAGACGCCCCAGCTCGTCCGCGGCGTGCTCCCAGTCCAGGGCGCTTTCCAGCAGGGCCTCCGCGATGGTGTTATAGTCCCGATTGCTGAGCTCCAGCCGTATCATGCTCATGCGCTCAGCACCTTTCCCATGAGCGCCGACACTCCGGCCAGCCGCAGATCCAGCGCCTCCTGGACGTGGCGCACCATGACCTCCTCCAGCTCCCGGAGGCGGTAGGTAGGCAGGTCTCCCCTCTTGTACTTCACCAGGAGGCCGGGGCTGATGTTGTATGTCCACGTCCCTGCCTCCCCGCTGCAAACGGCAAAGCCGAAGGGTGCCCGCTCTTCCCGCAGGGCGCGGTAGATGGTGGGGGACGACCAGCCTATGTATCGGGCCGCCACATCAATCGGCACGTTGTCATACGCCATGATCTCCTCGTCCGTGAGTGGCCGCTTGGTTGCCTTTTTCACTCTACTCCCTCCTCAAGATGTCCCTGTTTGGCGTAGCGCACGGCCATGGCGGCCTCCACCAAGTCGCCCAGCTCCGCCACGATGGCGTCGAAGATGGGGCGCTCCTGATCGTCGATAATGCCGTCCTTGCCGATGCGCAGCAGCTCCCGGTCCCGGTGGGCGTCCACAAAGCCATATACCCGGTCCAGCAGCTCCATGATGGCCTCCGGGAGCCGCACCTCTCGGATATCCGGCACGATGCTCCGCGCCATGTCGGCGCTGGCCCGCAGGTGCTGGATGCCCAGGAGCTGGCTGTCGTAGGCAATGACCATCAGGTCTACCACCTCCGGGGGCGGGATGCGCTGGCCGGTCTCATAGGCCCGGATGGAGCTGTCCGAGATCCCCAGCTTTTCCGCGGCTGCTTCCTGGGTCAATCCCTTCGCCTCGCGGGCGATTTTGTAGATATTCCGCCTGTCCTGCGGCATGGTAATCACTCCTCCCTGGGGGTACAATATAAGCATGAGGTCAGACGGCCTCCTCGAAAAGCGCCGCCTCGGGAATCTGATCCACCCGCCCATTCTGGCGGAGGATCAGGATGGTGGGTTCGTGGCCCCGGAGAGTCAGGCGTACCGCGTTCTTGGTGACCACCTCGGCGCACTGCACCTTGTCAATGTCATAATGGTTCTCAATCCAGCGGCCAATCTGCCGCTGCTCCGGTGTGCAAAACATAAGTAACTCCTTTCTCAGTTTGCCGCCCCGTTTGCACCCCCAGGCGGCTCACGGCCATAGAGGGCGTCAATGCTGCATTGCAGGATGGCGGCCAGCCGGGGTAGCTTGTCGGCACTCGGCAGCGCCGTCCCCTTCACCCATTTGGTAATGCAAGAAGGCGACACTCCCATGGCGTCGGCCAACTGGATGCGCTGGATGCCCCTCTGCTCCATCAGCTCGCAGATTCTCACCACTTCACCCCCTCTAAATTTGGTGTTGTTCGAGACTGTTTGATGTGGTATGATAGGTTTAACCTCTGGTGTAATGCACAACGCCGATTAAAGCTCACTTCGGTCTTTAATGTGCAGAACCCTTTGAGCTACTTTTTTCGCGCAGTATTTGATCTCCTCGTCGCTAGGCTCTGGAAGTTCCGCCCACATGATGTAGTACAGGATGCTCAACAGAGCCAGCCGATTTTTCAGCCAGCCGATCGCGCATACAACTGCGGCTACTCCTAGCAGGGTCGTCAGCATGCTATCCCCCCTTTCCGAATTGCCCCGGGCGTTGCCGCGCCCTTGTCCTCTCTCCACCCCTATGGTAATATTGGGGCGGAGAAAGGAGGTGTTTCACATGCGAAAGACAGTGTCTGGACTTTGTCCGGAAACAAACAGCCAGCAAATGATTACCGTGACCGTAGAGCGTATCCAGCTCGGCGGCGGACTGCCGCCCAGCGACAAGGTAATCGCCTATGCCTGTTCCCATGCACAGGAATATGGGTGTAGTAGAAATGGCGCAGATGGCCGGGCATGCCCGCTGCTCCATGGTGCTGGTCACTGATCATTTCGGAGCAAAGTTGGAAACACTTGGGCGGCCTCAAAAATTGGGGCCGCCGCCCTTAACCAGTCGCCTAGGCAGGTTTTCGCATACCTACAACCCACACAGATATCACCAAATTTGACAGGTATCTCAGTTGCGGCACTTTCATGAGCGGCAACGAAATGTCTGGCTGCACAGGTGACAGCCTCCTGTGTAATTCCTATATTCGCTTCCTCTGTGAGCATATGAGCACCCCCTTCCCAGTCTGCTGGGGCGTTGCCGCGCCCTCCGGTTTACCTGTGGTTAAATCATAATCTCAATTTTTTCGATTGTCAACATTGTTTTCGCAATTTTATCTATTATCGGCAAGGTTAACAATTTCCAAATCTCAATTTTATCTATTTTATTCAGGTGGTGATCCCGATGGATACTGCGGAAAGGATATTTCAATTACTAGATAAGTCTGGCATGGAACAAAAAAAATTTGCTGAATTGATTGGTTCTACGGACAAAATCGTAAGCAAATGGCGCACGTCTGGTCTTAAGTCCTACCGGAAATACCTTCCGCAAATTGCAGAGGTTTTGAACACTACTGTCGACTATCTACTCAGTGGCGACGAAAAAAAGCCCGCCCCCACTCCGAAGAATGGGGACGAGCTGGACCGTGACACCATCATGGCGGCATTCATGGGTGGGGACATGGATATGAGCCCCGAGGAGAGAGACGCCCTGTGGGATGACGTGTACGAATACGCCAGGTTCAAGGCCGAACAGTGGAGGAAAAAGAAAGATCAGGAATGAATCTTTATGAGCTCTATGATTATGCCGTGGATCAGGGGATTGATGTAGATTGGTACACTATGCCCTTCGCCAAGTCCTTCTCGATTTTCATTCCATCGCTTGACCGGCGCGCGATCGCGCTGGACCCGTGGAAATTCGAGACTGTAGCAGACGAGTTCACCACCCTGGGCCACGAGGTCGGTCATTGTATGACCTACAGCTTCTATAACCGCTGGGCGGCCTGCGATGTAAAGAAAAAGCATGAGAACCGGGCCGACAAGTGGGAAATCGAGCAGTTCCTTCCCCTGGACGCTCTGGAGGCCGCCGCGCACGAAGGCTGCACAGAGGTCTGGGATCTAGCCGAGCGTTTCGGTGTTACTGAGGATCTTGTCCGCAAGGCCATCTGCTGGTATAAGCATGGTAACCTTGCGGTGGATCAATACTTATGAATGTGTCCAACTTGGACACATTGGAGGATTGGGAGAATGAAAAAGGGTGCCTTACTTTTGGGGGTCTTGGCTCTGACGCTTGCCGGGTGCTCGGCGTCTAAGCCCGATATGTACGTCGAAGATGGTGCGTATAACTTGTCCGCCCAAGAGTATATCGACCGCATCAATGAGGTTGTTGCGATCCAGAATGATAGCCGGTATTTGGAAATCCCTGACTTTGAGAGTTCCGGGGAAACGATTGAAATTGACTCTTTTTTCTTGGAGGTTAAGATCTCAACCAATACAAATGGCAATATAACCGAAATAAAATACTCCTGGGATGGTGCTCGGGATGACATTGGATATAGCGTCGGCTTGTACACCGGGTATACGATGGAGCTGCTTGGATTCGGCGATAGCGATGCGGTATATGACCAGCTTGACATGATGAACCCTGCTTCGACTGGTTATGAGACCTCGTACTCTGAGGCCGGGACGCTATTCAGCTATTGGGTATATGGGTATGGCCAATATAACCATCTGACCATAGCGCCTGAAGAGGCATAATAGCAGACGAGCCGGGGCCACGGCCCCGGCCTCTTAAAACGCCAGAAATCGAACATTTGTATCACGCAAGGAGTAAACGCCATGAAAATCACCGTAATGCAGGTCAACAGTGAACTCGCCAGCACCGGCGTCTCAGTCTACGTGGACGGGCAGCTCCTGGGCAGTATCGGCCCCGGCGGCAGCGTCTCGGCGTCGCTGGAGGCCCCTTCTTGCCTCGTTCGGGTGGAGTGCGGTGGTGTCTACAGCCGGGAGCTCATTTTGGGGCAGGACAGCGCCCTGCAAGTCTCCTGGGGCCTAAATCCGCCCGAGATGATTGTCAGCCACACCAAAAAATAAGGGGGGCCTACTCATGCGACGTGCAAACGGCACCGGCTCCATTGTAAAGCTCTCAGGCAACCGTCGGCGGCCCTATCTTGTGAAGATCTCCGCCCGGGATAAAGACGGCTACGTGCGCCAGGTGGCGCTGAGCTATCACGCCAAGCTCCAGGAGGCCCAGGAGGCGCTGGAGGAGTATAACCGCAAGGCTGCTGCCGGGCAGACCCCTGGTGCGGATATGCTCTCCTGGACCGTAGAGCAGGTCTATGCCGCCTGGTCGGAGCGGGAATACCCCAGGAGCGGGAAGTCCTCTGTTGCCTCCCACAAGGCATCCTGGAACCAGCGTATTTCCCGCTACGCCGCCCGCAAAATGCGCAGCGTTACCCTGGACGAGTGGCAGGCCATCCTGGACGAAGGGGAGGACGAGAGCCGCTCCCAGTCCAGCATCAATAACGATGCAATTTTGATCCGCGCATTGCATGCCTATGCTATGAAACGTGATATTATTGGGAAGGATTACTCCCGGTATTTGGATATCCCCACCGTCGACATCAAGGTCAAAAAGGGGGCGCTCAATGATCTCCAGCTTGCCAAATTGGAGGAGCTGGCGAGGGCCGGGTTTCCCGGCGCATCAGAGGCCATGGTTCTGTGCTATACCGGCTTGCGCATCAGCGAGTTCTTGTCCCTTACCCCCTTCGCTTACCGCTCCGAGGATGGCGGCTACCTCCAGTGCGGCGTGAAAAGCGTGGCAGGCCGTGACCGGATTATCCCGATCCACCCCAAGATCTCCGCCTACGTGCAACAATGGCTGTCAGCGGAAAAAGGCATGTCCTCCGACCGTTACCGCATCTCGGTGTTTACCCCAGTGGTAGAGCAGCTCGGCATACCAGAGGCCACCCCGCACTGGTGCCGCCATACCTTCGCCACCCTCCTAAGCCGTGCTGGAGTGGACGAGATCAAAGTGAAGCTGCTCCTGGGGCATTCCCTCAAGGGGAACGTCACCGCCACCTACATTCATCCCACCCCCGCCGATCTCGCCAAAGAGGTGAAAAAGCTGGCCTGACAAAATCACCAGGAATCCGCCGTTAGTAACGTATTAGTAACGAGCTAGTATCATTTTTTGCCTACACGCCTAGAGTTCCAGTCACTCCAGAGCCGCACCTGGTTAAAATTTTCTTAAATTGCCGTTCTCTTAATACACCCTGTACCCCGTGGAAGGTCAAGGGAAATTTTTTTGTTTTCCATGTATATCCAAGCCCAGGCCTGTCCACAATAGGCTCGGAGGTGCTAAACAGCATGAAAAAACCATTCTTGAAACGAATGGGCGACTTTCTGGAGGGCAAGGGCTTCTACATAGTCCTGTTCCTCTGCGTCGCCGCAATAGGAATTTCGGGCTATTATCTCTTTTCCTCTCTCACCCCGGATGAGCCGGACGCCCCCGTGGCGGGCACCGCCCAGATCACCGTCACCCCCTCTCCCCGGCCCACGCCGGTGGACGCGGGCCTCATGAACCGCCCGGCGGCCACCCCTGCGCCGGAGCACACCGTCCCCGCGTCCCCGGCTGTACCGGCGGCCACGCCCTCGGCGATGCCGTCGGCCACGCCCCAGCCCACTCCACAGGCCGCCCCCACCGTCTTTACCTGGCCGGTACAGGGAGATATTCTGACGGACTACAGCCTGGAGGTGCTCTCCTACAATCCCACCATGGACGACTGGCGCACCCACGACGGTCTGGACATCGCCTCCGCCGCCGGTACTGAGGTCAAGGCGGCCGCCGCGGGGACGGTCACCGCCGTCCTCCAGGACGCCATGATGGGCACCACCGTTGTGGTGGAGCACGGCGGCGGACTGACCAGCACTTACTCCAACCTGGCCTCCGTACCCACGGTGGCGGTGGGCGACACGGTTGGCGCCGGCTCCGTGCTGGGCTCGGTGGGCGGCACCGCCATCGCCGAGAGCGCCCTGGCCAGCCATCTGCACTTCAGCATGTCGCTGGACGGCTCCACTGTTGACCCCCTGGAATACCTGCCCAACTAAATTCTTTCCCTTCCTTTCCTCCCTGATATG